ACATGTAGAGCTCTTGGACTTGTGGACTGACCATGCCTCCCTTGGGGACAGAATCAATAAAAGTATTGGCTGCTTCTAGATCTTTCTCCATCAACTGCAACGTAGTTTCAATTTTATTTAAGCGCTCAATCACAGAAAAATAACTCATGGTGCCAATTGCAACGGCTGCAAGTATAGCAAGTAAGTTACGTGCTGGAAGAGAGATGGACGTGTTGTCTGATAGCTTCATACTATTTCTTTAACTAAATAAATTATTCCAAGGAGAAGGGAGATAGCTGCGAAAGATGCAGCAGCTCCCATGAACCATGTCATCATCTGACGCAGTTCAAATGTGTGCTTGTTAATGCGTTGTTGGTGTTCGTTTAAGTTATCCAACTTCTCTTCAAATATTTGATAACGCAGCTCACATTCTTTTAAGTGAGCCTCTAATGTATATTTTGTGTCATCATCCGTCATGCTATGCCTCTAAATAAAGGATCATCTTCTAATATACGTTCTCTTACAGTTTTAGTTTGTGGCGCTCCTTGTGTCAAGCCCGCCAGTTGATTGCCGCCAGGAGGTGCTGAACCGACAGGAGGAACGTTGGCCGTCAGCCCTGGTGCTTGCGCTGTTGTCCCTTGTTGAGAGACTGTTGGAGCTGCTTGTCTGTCTATTGTTCTCTTTACATCATTTAAAGATTTAAATAAATCTATGTTAAAGTAACGTGATCGAATACCCTCTAGTTCTCTAAAAGGAAAAAGTGTTAATCCAGCTCTTCCTCGTTCTCTTATAATATTTTGAAACCGTTGATCGTTATAAAACGTCATATAATTAGGTGGAATAAATTTTTTACTTCTTAACGTGTTGACAATATCTTTTTGCACTTTCCTTTGTTCTAATATTCTAAAAACAGAAAGTTCAGGCACGCCAAGTTTTATTGCATCGTCAATTATCTTCCTGGTTTTTTTGTATGTCTTATAGGATTCTTCAACATATTCTTGATACGCAGATGATATGGTGTTTGGAGTAACGTTTGCTGCAAAAATTAAAGCGCCTGCGTTTCGTTTGTTTACAAAGTTTGCTCTTCTAAAATCATTAACAGAGTAATTTAAATTATTTTTTATATCAGCTTCATACACTCTGACACCAGACAACAGCGCTAACAGTTCATCCCCTAATTTATATTGTTTGCCGTATCTTGTTTCGTCTTGCGCAACAGCGGACGCAACATTGCTCACTTGTGTAAGCACTCCAGGTGAAACACCTTTAACAATGTGACCAAAACCTTTAGCAAGCCTGTCACCTATTTCGTCATTTTCATCAAACACTAAAGAACCTCTTCTTGTTCTGCCGCCTCTAAAAATTAAATCACTTATACGTTCTGTTAGAATCGCCTCGTCTATAAAAGGTTCAAACAAAGATCTAAATGCTTCAAAGCTACTATTAACAAATCTATTCATGTCCTCCTCTTCCATTTTCTTTCCTGAAGCCATTCTACCAAAGAAAGTGTAGAAAGGAGCTCTTATATAGTCGTAAGGGTTTTGATATGCAAAATTTAAATATCTATATTTAACGTTGTCGTCTTTCTCTTTTTTCTTATCTATAATAATTAAATCACTAAACTTGTTCCATTCTGCAACATTGTCTTCCTTCAAAGCGTCCGACTGTTCTTCTGTCATGCCCAAAGCTTTTAACGAATACGCTGCTAGTGCTGGACCAGTTGCATAACCAGCCATTTGTCCTATTAATCTTCTAGATCCCATCTGCCTAAAGTAAGCATCCACTGCCGCATCTCCAGTATTTATTGCTAACTCTCTTCCTGTCAGTTGCACTAGGTTTCCAGAAGTTCTTAATATTTCTGCGGGAAATGAAATGAAGTTACCTATTGGAAGTCTTCTTAATTCTTTAACCGCAGTTGGAACATATTGATAATTAGGGTATGTGTTCTTGATATATTCTGCTGAAAACTCTTCCAACAACTCATCTTTACTTTTTAATTTTCCAAGTTCATTTGTTACATTTGGCCGTCTACCAAAAACTTGCAAGTGTGCTTTTTCAATAAGTTTTATTGTAGCAGGGTTATCTGTTTTTCCGTCAAACGCTTTTCCTAACTGTGACAAAGTAAATCTGTATCCGTAGTCTTTCCACATATCATCGCCTTTAGTGTAGAACTGTTGAGCTTTATTGTAAGTTTCTTTAAAAGTTGGAGATCTAAATATTTTATTAAATATGTCCTCTGTTGTTTTGTAAGCTGCTCCATCTTTTGCAACATCTTTTAATAAGTCGTCTATCTCTCTTTGAACAATACTACCACTTGTTACCCCTAACTCATTTTTTCTTGACGCTTCTAAAGCCAATTCTTTTAACCTTTGATTTGTAACTCCGTCCGGAAATATTTCCTCCACGTGTTGTTTTAATACGTCAGCAAATGAAAAAGTTCCTTTTTTAAAACCGAAGGGGTTTCCTATGTGTCCGTTGTGAAGGGCAAAAAATCCAGCAGAAGTAAAGTTTCTAATTTGTGTTACAGGGCTGAGAATAGTTTTACCGACTTGTGTGCCAGCCTTGCCCATTAAAAACGTTTTGTACAGAGGTAAGTTGACTAAAAAGTCTGTGTAGTTTTCAACTCCTGCTAAAGCTTGCGCTACACCTGAACTTGTGTGATAACCTCCCACACTTTTCGCAGCGCTTTTCAAAGGGTTTATAGAATCATATATTCCAAATATATCCTCTGAGTTTTTCATGTTTTTGGTAAGTGCTGATGGGTCTAATCTTGACAAATTTACAGTTTCTGGAGCGATATTAAATTCTTTTGCTATCTGTTGAACCAAATCATCATTTACTATATTTTGAGCAGTTGCTGGATCAACCCCTTCTTTCAACAATTTTTCTTTTGTTTTTGTTGGGGTGAACATAAATTTTTCTGCTCTTCCTGCAACAGCGGGGCCAAGGTTATCGTTAAATCTGACCATTTGGTTTATGTGTTTTTTCTGCCCTAACTGAGACGCAATAGCCATGTATTTATTAGTGAAGGCTTTTGTTGGATCTAGTTCGCCTCCCAATAAGTTTTTTAAACTTAAAGCATACTTGGAATTAGGTATGTTAAAACTTCTTCTTTCCGCCATTTCTTTTGAAATACTAAGATAGTATTCTTTCGGCCTAGTTTCCTTTAGATCTTTTATTCTAAAAAAGAAACTTCCCTCGGTTCCACTGTTCTCTGCTAGTCTAATCAACTGTTCCACTTCTTTTTTAGCTTGAGCTCTTACGTTATCTTTCCCTTTGCCTTTCATGACCCCTTTACTTAGTTCGTCAACTGCGTCGTCAATTGCTGCCTTTTTGTTTTGTTCAAATGTTTTACCAGAAAATTTAAATCCAGAACTTCTGTCGAAAGCTTTATATGCGGTCGTTATTTGCCTATTGAGCAGACCAGAAATTTCTTCTCCAATTTCTTCTCTTATAACTTTACCCCCTTTTCCTAAAACCGGGGTTGCAAAATTGTTAATTACTTTAGTGGTTAAATCGTCAGCAAATACTTTTGTATTTATAACCGCGTCAATAAGATTTTTTGATTCCTCTACTCCAAAAATGTTTTGCATTCTACTTTTAAAACTTTTTAAACCTTTGCCAGTTTGAGGATCTAACGCACTTGCTACGTCTTCTAGTATTGCTTTTTGTTTAGTTAAAGATTCTCCCCTAGATAGTGACAAAGTTTTTATAGCTTTTGTTATTTCTTTTTCTACCTTTGGTATAAAAAAATTTAAATCTCCCCTTACTGATTTAACAGTGTTTTCTAAATTTTGAAAACTTTCAAACTGTTGTCTCGTCATAGGACCTTGCGGAGTAATTAAATCTCCAACTCTTTTTTTAAATCTTTGAAACAAATTCATTTGACTTGAATTTTGAAACCTTAATTGATTTAAAGAAAGAGGATCTATTTTTTCTTTTGCAAATTTTATTGCATCTAATGTTTTTCGTGCTCCAGTGCCTACAACAGAATTGCCCACAAGTTTCGTTACAGGATTGATTATTGGTGACACCCCCCTGCTTACATAACCTGCCCCTTTAGCTACTCCAGTCGCTGTAGCACTTAAAGCTGGCGGTAAGGCTGTTGTAATTAGTCCAGCTAAAGCGCCCCCTTCTAATCCGAGCAAGGCTCTTTGTTTTAGAACTTCTCCCGCAAGTTCTTGTCCAACTTTTCCTTTTCTTCCCTCTTCGTATCCTTTGTATAGCCCAAATGTTTCTCCTAACGTAACATCTCTCGCAGCTCCCACTAAAGTGTCTGTTGCAACAGCTGGAAGACCATAGTACCCCATCTTGCCAGCTATTTTAGAAATTTTACTAGAACTCTGACCTAGATCTTTTAATTTTTTCATTCCATGCAGTTTGCCTCCTATCTTTAAGGCGGCACTATATGGAACACCGTATTGAAGAACTATCTCTACAAACTTTCCAACACCATCGGTAACATTTATTTTAGGAAAATTCTTTTCTAAAGCTGAAACAAGATTTGTGTCAAGAGCGTAGTCAATAAAACCAGCCCCCAATTCAGCGATGGCTTCTGGTATTTTTAAAGCGCCAGAGGCTATACCCAAACCTATCTTTTCAAAAACATTAAACTCAGGACCCTTTGTCCCTAACTCAGTTCCAAGAATATAATTTTTTTCTTTTTCTCTGACCATTATACCGCCTCGGTATAATCGACCTCTGATTCTGCTAATGGCATGGTCACATCTACCTGATATTTCTTTTCAAAATCTTTAAGATCTCTATCTGTTTGTGCCTGTGCTAATTCCATTAAAGCCATAGGATTTTCAGATAAAAGTTTTACAACGTCGTCACTAATGTAACTAGGAAGTTTTTCTCTTAATTCATCAAAAGACATAGGAGATACTGAAGGAGACCCGGCGTTTATAGCTGTAGGCCCCATTTGCTCTTGAGTCATAGCTTCTGTTAATGCTTCGCCTCCGTCTTGTAGGCCAACCCTGCCTCCGTCTTTTCCGCCAGTCATTCCTTGAACCTGGCCTATGGTGCCAGCTGTAAGTGTTGGCTGTGTTACGATATCTGTAGCTCCTTGTAATAAGTCCATGCCAGTTATTGATCTTACAGCGTCAGGGAACGACATTGGATCAGATATGTTTCCTTCCCCGTCCTCTACACCTTGCATTAATTGATTTATTTGATTCATAATTTGCTGGTCGCCAAGTACTCTTTCAAGTTGATCAGCTTTTGCTTGAGCCAAGCCCGTTACAATGTCGAGCGCTTGAGCTTCTGGAATTCCCCCAGCAACTAATCTTTCAATTAATAATACATTTGCAGACTCTGATGGAGATAAAGCTTGATCAAAGACGTCCGCACCACGTTTGTAAATATCTTCTGCTTGCACAGCTTCTTGAGCTCTTAAGGCTGCCATAGGATCTCTAAACGCTCTTATCCCTGCTTGAACTAAAGATTGACCTTCTTGAACAGGTTCTGCAGCACCCAAATTAAAGAAGCCTGCTTCTACTGCTTCTCTTCTTCTCTTATCTGCTACCCCTGTTTCCTCTTGCAGTTGCTGTAAGTAGTCAACATACTTCTTTCTAAAATCTTCTCCCGTTTGATCCAAACCCATAAGGCCTGTTTGCTGCATTTCTGGTCTTGGAGGAGGGACTATGCTAAACTCAGGGTCTCCTTCAGCTACTTGTGTTTCTTCTTTTGTTTTTCCAGGAGTTAAATCTTTGCCGGCTATTTCTGATAAACCGCCTATTTGACCCCCGTATGTGTTGTTAAAACCTTGTAACTCACTTTCAAAGTTAGGCATAGCTTGTCCACTGTCTGCAACACTGTCCATATAGACTTTGGTTTCATAAGTTCCTATTTCATTAAATGTTTCTTTCAGTGTTTTTTGTATCTCTTGATATAATTGTTTTGCTTGAGGCAGGCCGTTTTTTTGTGCGCCTTCTTTAATAAAATTTACAACGTCGTCGGGAAGAGTTCCATACCATTGATTAACAAAATTATTAAAATATTCTTTCTGTGCAGACTTATCTAAACCTTTTATAGCATCTAAATTACTTAAATACTCTGTGACCATGGCGTTCTGTAATCCGTTTGAAAGAGCGTCAAAGGAATCATCTACAAAACTTTGTAGTTGTTCTCTTGCTTCAGACTGACTTGTCAATTCATCTACAGGATCCCCACCCTGTTGTAAGTTAACCCGTCCGCCCATTGCGAACCCCGGCCTTTCGTCGGCCAACCCAGAAGCTATTCCTGTGCCATAGTGTTCATGCACTTGTTTATTAAATAGGGATCTTTGTAATACCTTAACCACCGAAGCCACCCATAATGCCACCTAGTGAGATACCAGATTGTAATGGGTTAGGTGCAGCTGGGGCTTGGAACATAGGCATACCCATAAAGGCTTGTTGTAGGAAGCTGGCTTGACTTGTAGGCAATTGGAAACCATACATAGCTCGTTGAGCGTCTACGTCTCTTCTTGCTCCACCAAGGTTAAACAGTGCGTTAACGTCCGCTAGCCGTTGTCCCTGAAGTTGTTGCCCTAGTCCTCCTATAATACCTGCAGCTCCTTGCGATGCTGTTTGTGCTTGATTAAATCCTTGATTGTATAAATCAGCTACGGTCTTGCCAAGCACGTCAAATTGTTCTCCTGCTAATGCCGCATCAAACACGGCACCTCTTGTGCCACTTCCGGCAAAAGATCCTGACTGCACAGCACGTTGATCAGCTTGTGCTTGTTGAAGACCAAATTGTTTTTGTAGTTGTTGCGTTGTAGTATCCACAACGTTTTGAGTATAAGGGTTCATGAAAGCGTCAGCGCCTTGTGGCCCTGCATATTGAGCAGCTTGTTCTAAATAAGGTACGTAAGACCCTAGGCCTTGTGTAAGTAATGCTCCCGCTTGTTGTTGAAACGGATCAAGATCTGGTGCCAAAGCAGCGGCGTTGATTGGCCTGTCTGCTATGTTTGCCGCTTGTCCAATAATTTTCTTGTATGCGTCTTGTGCAAACGTGGGTAATTTTGCAAAGTCTGCCTGTGGTATTGCCATTATGCTCGTGCCTCTAATTGATTCATTAATGAGTACATTTTCTTCGCACCTTTATTAACGCTGCCACCTCCAGCTGCTCTTACAGCATCAGCGGTCATTACAAATTCGTTTTTAGATAGTCGTGCAGGCACATCATCTGCCCGTTCTTTAGCACCTACAGGGATAAAGCCACCACCACGATAGTCCATTTCCATCGCTGGCTCACCGCCGTTTGCGAACCCTACACTACCACCGTTCGCCATGGCTTTCAATCCTTTTACTTCCGGAAGTTGACTTGCTTCTTGAGCTTGTATCTGTGCTAAAGTATCTCTGAATCCTGTTCTGTTCATCATGTCTTCATACTCGTCTTCCGCTTGTTTATCGCCAAAATAGCCAAGGCCAAAGCCAAGAAGGCTCTTTAACATTTGTCCGCGGCTCATTTGTGGAAACAAACCGCCTCCTCCTGTGCCTATGACATCTCCTTCTAGAATATTATTTATTAAATCTTTTTTAGTTCCTTCTGAAAGAGAGCTGCTTAAAATATCTTGTATCTGTCCAGTTGTTCCTTGTTGTGTAGCTGACCCAAAAATGTCAGCTGAAGGAGCACCAACGCTTTGTGGAGTAGCTCGAGTTCCAAGACCACTTCCTAATTGTCCGCCAACAGCTTGTACTTTATCAAAGAATGATCCAACACCTTGTCCAGCAGGGGAAGCTGCAAGTTGGGACACTCCGGGTATGTTGCCTAGTATAGAACCTAAACCAGAAGAAAGATTTCCACCAATTGATGGCGCACCCAATCCTTGAGCAAAACGACCAGCGCCATAGTTTGCTAGCCCAGCCAAAGCAGCTTTACCAATGTTGCCTTCTCTAAGACCACCCATAGCACCTAACGCAGCGCCAATACCAGGATTAAAAATACTTACAATAGGTGCCGCTTTTGACACTTCTTTTGGTATAATCTTTTTAGCTAATTTTTTGAGTTTGCTTCCTATGCCCATATTTCACCTAATTTACTGTATTCTACAAGTTTTTCAATCATTATTGTCCTCTGATTGGTGGGTTTCTTATTTCAAGGTAGGACACGTAAAATGTCATATTAGAGTCCCTAGCCAGACAAGTTAGACTATCCCCCGATTCTAAAACAAACGACTGGTGCAAAGAAAAAGCCGATCCATTAGCTAGTGTGCCAAACGATACTGTGTTTGTTGTTGAACCACTTGTATCTGTCATTGATATGTTGTTATTATCAACACTGCCCCCTGAATTATTAAAAAAACTAAAATAATTTATGAGTATCGTAGATCCCGCAGGGCACGTTAAAATATTAGACGTTACACCTGAACTTAAAACTTGAGCTTGTGCTCTGTATCGTTGTGTGACCCCTGTGTCTAATTCTGCATAAGCCATAATTACTTGTTGATTAGCTTGACTGGTTTGAAATTGAAAAGAATCACCAGACTCCAAAACTATAGGAATTCTATTTACAGCAATAACGCTAGATGAAACGTCTATAGCAAATGCAGTTATAGGAACAGAAGTGGAAGAGGCTACAGATTTATCTGTAATAGCAAGAAAGTGAGTAGAATCAGCACTGTTGTTGTTTCTAACGTAAAATGTTCTTATTAAAATTGTTTTACCATCGGGACAAGTTAGTAAAGTTTGACCACTTCCTGTCGTGTCTACCTCTGTAATAACATTTTTAAATTGTGCTGCCACTATTAGTCTCCATTCATAAACCAAGCCAACTGATCAGTAATACTTAGCGTGTCGTCTTCCGATATTTTATGTGACATTCTTATTAGTTCTTGTTCGACAGCGGCGCCTAGTCTATTGATATCGTTCGTCAACCTTATTATTTCTAAAGCGTTAGTTACTGAGCCTCCCGATGTAAAAAAATCGTTCGACATTGGAAGCCTATTAAATCTATTGCCTGCCATTATTCTTCTCCTTTGTAAGGTTCTGCATTTTTCACAGCTTCTTGTGATTTTGTTTCTATATCAGCTTGATGAGAACACGTATAACTATCACACTTTTCGCATTTGTATTTTATCATGTGTTTCTTTTCCCATCTGGTTGTACGTTATATCTATGGTCGCCCATGCGCCAATGCGAACTTGTTGCGTTGCTTGAAACTACAACTGACATCTGCCTGCCCCTAGCGCGAATACTTTGATGTGTGGTGCTTGTAGCTGCTGTAATTGTTTCTTCTGTTCGTTGTGTACCGTTTGGATGATCTCTAAATTTTAGTGTTACTGTAACGTCGCCTACTTGATCGTCAAAATCTGGGACAAAATCCGTCACGTGCATTATGTCGTCTCCGTCTTGAGGCAAGTCCATATCTCCAGAAGTTATAGAACACTCCATAGCAGAACTCTCGTCATCTGTGCCCGATTCGTGTTTGTATAAATAAGAAGAAGAGGCGGCAACAGAGCTGGCTAAAGGATTATCGTAGATGCCCTCAGCTGCCCACGCACCTCTAACTAAAGTGCCTACAGACCAAACATTTTCTAAATAATTAAATATAACATAGTTGGTAATATCGTCAGATGCATCATTACTTCCAGTTGGATAGAACCACCACACTTCATTAAATTTAGTATTAAGACCCGCAAAGCATTTTAATTTTTGTTGTTTAGTAAGGTTGTCAAATACATGGCGTTCAACTGTACATGGTATACTCTGTACTTGACCACTGTAAGCATAAAATCCATCATTGCCCATCCAATAAACAATTCCGTTGTGTTCTGCCGCTGCGTGAGGCCCAACAATGCCTGCATTGTCTGCTAGTGTTTGGAATTGAAATACATCAGGCTGTCCCACAAACGTCATAGAAAAAGCTGTTGTGTCAGAAAACAATAAAATTTGTCCTTTAGTTCTAATGGCTCCCAACAATAAGTTGCCTCCTTGCAGTTCTATAGCCCCAGCAAAGTTATCAAGGGTTGCTGTAAAATCATTGTCAGTCCCTAAATCAGAAAAAGCCACTCTCATAGGTGCGTCGCTAGTGCCGTCGTGAGCACCGAATAAAATAACTTGTCTTGATTGTTGATTTACAATCATACCGTTGGCCGTTGACGGTATACTGCTGCCCGTTGCAGCCGTTACCGCAGCTGCGTTCGTAGTCGCATCACCTTGATACGCACTCAAGTCAAGCTTGTATAGTTTGCCGCCTATCTTGTTTACGCATAACAAGTCTTCGCCAAACGTGTCCATTGTCCAAATACCTGCAAAAGTAAACACTCCTGAGCTGATCGTTGTGTGTTGTGCGCCAGCCGTGTAACTTGATCCAGGTGTAATGTCAACATAACTACCTGCACCATCATCGTATAAATATAAATGACTATGTGTGCCAATGCCTATGTATCGTTTGTTGTTGGCTACTTGACCCCTAAAAGGCAAGATACTTCTGACCACACCACTTGTAATAGCATCAGAATCTAATTTTATCCAACCACCTATTTTTTCAGGACGACCTTTCATAAAACGCACTTTATCCGCATCGACATACCGACCTTCTTGTGAGTATACAGTATCGTCCTTAAACACTCCTGCTTGTATAGGTAGTTTAGCTAAGGGCATTTAACTAATCCTTATCAAAGCTGTTGATGCTGATGCTGACGGTAATGAAATAGTTAATGTGCCTGCAGACACAGATTTAGTTGAGCCAAAGTCAATAACGGCAATGGCTCTATTGCTTGCAGAAGAGTTGTAGATCAAAGCCCCTGCAGCGTCACTGATAGTAGCACTTGAAAACGATACATCGTCAAAGTCCACATATGCTACGGTGCCTGATACAGCTACGGCTACGTTTGCTATAGTGGCCCCACCTGATGTGTAGTTGGTGCCACTTGATTCGTTGGTTGTAGAGAAAGCGGTGGTCGTTGGTCCTAGTGTGGCGCTCGATGTATACAAAGCAAGTTTAAGTGTATGCCCATCAAGATCGTGTAGACCTTGAAGAAGCTCTTGTTTGAATGAGTTGCATACTGCTTGTGTTATTGCCATATATTCTCCTATGCGGCACTGATTTCAGACCATGATTCGGCGTTTGCTGAAGCTGATATATCAGACCAAAATTCACGGCCAACATCGGGACTGCCGCCAAATGATACTACACCAAAAGCCACCGCACCAAAAGCAGAAGTTTCAAACTCGGTCGCAATATCTGTGCCGATTGCCTCTAATACAAATACTGGTGACCAATTTTCTGTTGCCATTAGTTAACCT